CGATAATAATAATGCCCCCTTTGCGGAGGAGCCCCTTCAAGGCGGCCCGGCTCTCCAGGGTGCCGCCCTTGCTCTTCGGGCTGGCGTGGAACACCCCGGCCAGGATCAGGCCGGTGGTGTAGTCCAGGACCATCAGAATGGCCAGGCTCTCAAGAGCCACGGTCCAGGCCCCCACAATGGCGGAGCAGATCCCCGCCAGGATGCCCAACAGGACGATTTTTGCGTGCATCTTTCTTTCCTCCCTCTTTTTCAGACCTCAGTTTCATACTTCAGTGTAGCTCGTTCTCGGCTCCAGACGGTAGCCGTTTTGGTCCCAACTTTCCATGACCTCGACGATTCGCGCCCTGGAAATCGGGCCATACTTAGATTGCACCAGAACGATGTCGCCAAGGTTGTAGTCGGTCTTGTAGACAAAACGGTTTCCAAGCAGTTCCGCCGTCACCTCGTCCACGACCTTGTAGGATGATGCTTCCTCCGCAGCATCACACAAAAGCAGATAGTCGACCATGAACGGCTCCAGAGTGAACGCCGTGTTGTCGGTCACATCGGCTACCTGCGTGTCACTAGCGACACCAATGACGGAGGTGCCGGGGATGTAGTAATACCCGTCTCGCTCTGTCGTGCTGCCTCCGGGATAAGTCGCCCGGAGCCTGTCGAGTTGCCACTGGGACAAAATCGGAATAAACTGCCCGGTAGCCCGGATCACGGCGGCGGTCCCTGCTTGCGACAAGCTCAGCGTACCTTCCACAAGGCCACGGATGTCCTCGTAGCTCCACACAGGCGTTACGGTGCTTTCCACGAAACGCTCCACCCGGTCAGTGCCTTCCCCGGAGCCGTAGACGGCGACGGTGGAGCTTTCCTCAGATTTCGCCAGGATCACGTTCCCCTTTTCCCGGGTGTCCGTCTCGTAGCTCTCAGAGCCGACATTGCGCCAGCCACGGGAAAACCTAACGGATGCGGAACGGTCAACGCCGGAGTAAATACCCAGTCGAAGTTGCCGGCCTCCCGGGTTTGATGCGTCCACAATGCGGACGTCATAGCCGTAACCCAGGGAGCCGCACACCTGCCGAACAACACTCCCCCAGGGCAGACATTGGATGGACTGATTGCACACGCCTCCTACCGTTGTGGGCGGCCTGGTGGAGAAAAGCGGCGTCCCGTCCCATTTCAAAAACGGATTTCTCACGCCCATATCGACGGTGCCCAGGACATTGTTCTGCAGGAGCAGTTCCAGGTCGTTCCCTGCATTGTAGGACTGGAACAGGGCCAGCTTCGTGTTGATGCGCTGATCCAAATAGTCCTTTGTGTCGTAGGCGTAGGCGGTGATGTAGTCCATTCCCTCGCTGTCGCTTCTGGCCAGAACGTACTTGATGCGGAAAACATACGGATGGTCGGTACGTTTCACATAGAGCCCATCTTTGAGCATTCGGATGTTTTCCGGAGTCGCCGGGGCGTAAATCTCGCAGCTCCCGACACGGTTGTAGCGGTCTATCCAGATCAGGGAGGTGAATTTGATTGTTCCATTGCGCTTGAGGTCTTCATCCAGCGACAAAAGTTCCATGTTACACACCTCCGTAGCGGTTCCGCCAGTTAAGCGTGGTCTGGAAGCGTTCAACATTGGCCATGTTAAACCGCATTTTTACCGTGCTGTCGCCGACAGGGATTTGCGGGAAAACGCTGTCCAGTGACAGGTACGGAACAAGGCTCGTATCTCCGTCGTAAATGCTCTGCTCAGCCGTCCGAATAACCAAAGACGGGTACGTGAACGTGTAATCTTCCACAATAAGCTGCTGGTCGTCAAGCTGAACTGTCAGCCCTTCAAACCAGCCATCGTCCGTATCGAAAAACAAGTCAAAGTCCGCAGGGGCGTCTCCTGTGTTGTTTATAGCAAATTCCAAACCGTCCTGAACTTCCGTGCCTGCGTTGTGATTTTCCGCAGCATCCAGAAACCAGGGGTCGGGGCAGACGATGGAGATCTGCGCCCGGATTCCACGGTCAAAGGCATTGCATCTGGGCTGCTCCACATAGCCATTGATGAACACGTTCCTGGTGTCCGTCTTAATGTATACGGTCACAGGAGATTTCGGCGGGAAGTCGCTGTAAATCCTCAGACGGTTCGCCTCAGCGTCTCCGTTCACGACTAGCAGGATGACAATGTTTCGGTTGTCCAACTCGGAGGAATTGAACATGGAGCCATCCTGGCCAAACACCTTGACCATGTTGAGCTGAGCTTTCACAGGGTCAAGGCCGCTGACGTAGATCAGCTGATAATTGGCCTCGTCTCCATAAAGCGGAAACCTCACGCCGCTTGCATTTTCGAGCGTCATTTGCATCACATCAGCCCTCCTGCCATTTCCAACAAGTTCTTGCTGTCCCGGTAAAGCTCCAGGCGGGACGGGGTTTTCGGTGCGTAGATGTTCTGGGTGAAGTTGTTGGTAGTTCCTCCGCGGCCAGCGGTTCTTCCTCCACCGACAGCCACCGGATCAGCAGGCTGCATGGCCGCTTCAGCTACCTGGCTTGCCGTAGCTTTCAGGGCGCCGAGCTTTGCCTTCATGCCGACGATCCAGCCTTCGTCTATGTACTCGCCGTATTCCTCAGTCACCTTGGATGGAGACGCGATCTGGGCGACGGTTTTCATTGCATTGAGCGCAGTTTTCATAACGCTTTTTGCAGTGGATTTGACAGTCTCCCGCATGCTCTCTATGCCGGTGTCCATGCCCTGGCCAACGCTCTTGCCAACGGAAACGGCTTCCTGGCGCATACTCTCTCCCACAGAGCCAATGACGCTTGAAAAGCCGGTTCCAAGGGCCTTTGCGGCATCCTTGCCGCCGTCCTTCGTTGTTTTCTGGTTTGCCTTCATGGCATCATCCAGGGCATGCGTCAGCTCGTCGTAGTGGTCCTTGTAGCGTTTCAGCTCGTCAGCGTTGAAGCCGTCCTCGCCGGCTTTTAGCTTCTCATTGTACCAGTCGATCAGCCTTTTCTGTTCGTCCTTGGCCTTTTTCATTTCGTCAATTTGGGTTGCGGTCATGAGGCCGGAATTTTTTGCGAAGTCCCTCTGGAGGTCATAACCTTTTATGACATAGTTTTCTGTAGCTTTATAGTTTCCTTCCGCAAAAGCCGTCATAGCTTTGGAATACTGTTCCGTGGTGGCGTACATTTCCTTCGCCACGGCATCCTGCTCCGAAAAGTCCTCGGACAGGGCCTGAACAGCGGCCCGGAGGCCGTTGGGGCCGTCGATCAGGTTCGCCTGTTCCGAAATCTGCGAATTCAGCCGGTCGGTGACCTCTCCACGCTCTTCCTGCTGTTTTGCCGCTTCCTGCCGCAGTTCTTCGAGCTTTTCCTCAGCCTCTTTCAATTCGTTGGTTTTTGCTTTCAAGTCCTTCTGCGTTTTCGCAGCGGTCTTGGCGGCGCTCTCCTGGCTTTGGAGCGACTTCACGTACTTATCCCGGCCAGCGTCCAGGAGGGCCTGAGCGGTCTGCATGTCAATGGTGGCCTGGATTTCCTTCTGGACATCCTGCCATCCTTGGATCACGCCGTCCACCATCTCGATGTTGGTCCCGAGGCTTTCGTTCAGTTCGTCAATGATATACCGGGCCAGCTCCTCGTCGGTTTCCTTGACATGCCCGGTTTCTCCGGCGAGGTCTTTCAGCTTCTCAAACAGGGATTGCACCCGATCCCGGTTCTCGTTGATCGCCCCAGCGTTTTCCTCAAATGCCGTCTTGCTGTCGTTCCACGACTGGATCATAGCGTCAGCAACGGCTTTACGCTCCAACTGTTCGTCGGTGTAGGTGGCCAATCTGGTGTCGAATGTGCCGAAGGCGGCTGTCAGGGCGGGAAGCACAACAGCGGCCCCTTCGGCCAGCTTGTCCAGCAGACTGCCCGTGGCCTCAGACAGCACAGTGATGGCCCGCTGGGTGCGGACGTTCCCCAGGGTCTCGTCCAGGGTGGAAACCAGCTTTTCAGCGGCAGGGGCCAGGCCAACGGAAAACTGATTTTTCAGACCTTCCGTCCGCTTGTCCAGCCGGTCCATAGCGTCCTGGGTGCGGCCCAAGGATTTGAGCGTGCTGTCGTCCAGGATGTAGCCGACCTCGTGGGCCTCTTTCCGAAAATCGTTCAGAGCCTCAGAGCCAGCCTCGATGATGGGGTTCAGCTCCGTGCCAGACTTTCCGAAAATGTCCATGGCCAGGGCGTCACGCTCCGTCTCATTCTCCATGGCACCCATGGCGTCGATCACGTCGTAGAACACGTCCTCGCTGTTTCTGAGGTTTCCATCGAGGTCAACATAGGACACGCCCAGCTTCTCAAAAGCCGCTGTCGCCGTCTTGGAGCCGCCCTGAGCAGACGCCATTTGCTTTTTCAGCTTCGTCAGGCTTTTCGCCACAGCTCCGGAGGAAACGTCCGTCAAATCCTCCATGTACCTGAATTCCTGCAGTGTCTCCGTGGCCAGCCCAGTTGTTGAGGACAGGGTGAGAATGTCGTCGGCAAACGCAGCGCCGCCGACCACCAGATCAGACAGGCCGGAGGCCACGCTGGACACGGCGTTTTTCAGGGCATCCCAAGCCCGTGTGATGGCCTCTACGGCCAGACCGGCGACGATGTATTCCTTCGCTTTGGAAAACAGCCCCCCGGCCTCTTCCGCTTCCTTCCCGGCGTCCTTCGCAGAGTCGCCAAGCTCGTCGTAGCTGTGGTCGAGCTTTTCTGCGCTGTCCTGAGCATCTTTGATAGTCTTGCGGTTCTGCCGCAGCTCAGTGGACAGCCCTTCAATTCGCCCGGCCAGCTCCTTTGCAGCATCGGAATTCTCGCCACAGGACGAAGCAACGTCCACATACTGCTGCTTGAGGTCTTTCAGCTCTTTCTCCTGGTCGGAGACGACCTTCACCAGGGATTTCGACTCCCGCTCCAGATCCGCCTGGGCATTCTCCCATTTTTTGTAGGCCGCTTCAGTCTTGTTGATTTCGGCGTTCTGGTTGATGATAGAGGTTTCCAGCTTCCGGATCTGGTCGGCCTCGGCCTTCTCACTCTTGATGGCTGCCTGATACTGCTTGTCGAGCTTTTTGTACTCTGCGGCGGTAGGCTCCACACCTTTATCGGCAAGGGCCTGCATCTCGGCTCTGAGCCGCTGCGCCTCGTCTGCAGCCTTCTCCTGGTTCTCCCGGTGCTTTTGCACCTGGTCGTTGTAGTTGTCCAGGATATACCGCTGCTTAGACAACACCTCGCCCAGGTTCCTGAGCTTGGCGGACAGGCCATCAGCGTCCTTCGTCCAGTCGTCCATGCCTGCCGTCTCGGATTTAAAAACGGCGTTGGCATGTTTTATCTCTTCCCGGGCCTCTTTCAGACCACGTTTTAGGCCGTCAATGTCCAGGCTGAGCTTTGCGGTTGCGTTTTCGTCGGGCAATGCAATCCCCCCTTAAAACCAGTCGTCGCCGGCAGGTCTTCGTATCTTTTTCCTGGCCGGTTCCTTCCTGGAGCCTTTGTCTACGAGCCGCCCAAGCAGTACGAAAACCTCCCTTGCTTTCTCCCGCCGAATGGCCAGGGGGTTGAGGGACGGAAAACGATCCGCAAGGGTCAGCTCCATATCGAATAGAATTTGATAAAGGGCCAGGCCATCATCGACCTGGCCCTTGGTCAGTTTTTTTCGGTGCCGCCCATCTGCACGATGGCATACCGGACAACCTCAATCAAGACGGTGGCAATCTCCTTGATCTTGGCGTTCCGCAGCTCGTCCTCAGTCAAGCCAGGAAAAATGTCCATCAGCAGGCCCTTTACGGTCCCCATGGAGCGCAGGGCCAGATTTGAAACCACCTTCAAAAGCTCCTGGTTCGTGGAGGCTTTCATGTCCTCAGCCTTTACGATGTTCAGGATGTCTTCGACGGTCCCGAACATCAGATCATAGGTGGAGGCGGTGTAGGTCTTTTCGACCTTCTTATCTTTGTAGATGTTCAGCTTCATTTTTGTTCCCTTTCGTTCTGTGGGCTGGGGTAATCCTCACCACAGGAAACCGGGTGAAAGGAATGTAAGCCCCGGCTGTCCCCCAGCTTTTTAGTGGAATCTCATTACGTAGCCTGCAGCTGGTCCGGGTCGGTGACGGTATCGAAGTAGGTGGAGACGTCGGCAAGGCCCTTGGCCACGTCGACGTACATGCTCTTCGCACCCTTCCCCTCGTTCGCGGTGAACTTGTGGGTAGTGGCGACTCCGGTGAAGGTCAGCTCCTGGCCGTTGGCATCGGTGCCGTTGTCCTGGGTGGTGTTGGTCTCGCCGGGGACGTTGAAGGCCCCCTTGTACCGCCACACGTAGATTTCGTCGCCGTTGGTCTTCTGGGTCTTGTAGCCCAGGGCAAAATACTTGGGCTTGCGCTGGCCCTCGATCATCACGCCCAGGGCCTCTTTGTAGACCTGCCCGGTGATCATGGCCAGCACATCCAGAGGGATGGCGGACACACTGATGGTCAGCTCGTCGGCGGCGGTGGAGCTGATGACAACGGCGGGCAGGTTGTCATAGAAGTGGGCCTCGTTGGTAGAGTCCACACTCTTGCTGATCTCCGCCACACCGGCAATGGCGAACACAGGGCCGGTGACGTAGCCGTGGTTCGGGGTCTGCCCCTCAGCGGCGGTGTTTTCCTCGTTGTCGTCCACCAGGATTTCAGCGGCCACAAGGCCCTCGACACCCCGGTATTCGACAATTTCCTGAAGGTTTCTCGGAAGCGACATGGAATCAATCCTCCTTTTGGATGAAATAGGCCGTCATGGATCGGCCAGAATAGTTGCTTTTGTCAGAGGGGATGTCCCGGCCCTTCCCCCCGACAATGAAGCCCGCATCTTTCAGCAGGTTTTTGGCCTCCACCAACTGACTGTTGGTCAGGGCCGGGTCGATGGAATAGAAATTGATGTCGATGGTCCAGATCGTGGAAATGGCTGCATTGTCATAATGCGGGCCATCCTCAGAGGCCGTCCAGATCGTGAAGAAGGACGGAGGCCAGTCGATTCCGGACAGGCTTCCCTGCAGGTAGACAGGGAAGCCAAGGGACGCAAGAATGCCGATCACAAGTTCTTTCACTTCATTGCCTCCCCATACGCCCTGAGCAGACTGTCCTCCATGCCCTTCACGAGCTTTTGCATGTATTCAGGCTCAGCAAACATCTTGTGCAGAGCGGGGTCTGGCCGCATAGTCGGCGTTCCGCCGATCAGATAGCCGCCTGCGCCAGGGACGGTCTTGTCAAAGCCAACATAGGCCACAAGCCCCTCCGGGGTCTGTTCCACGTGCGGCTCAATGATAGCCGCTTCGGTGTCGCCTGTGGAGTATCGGCCACCTGCGGGAAGGTTCCCCGGTTCTAAAGCGGCCCGCACGTCGGTCTGGACCTTTTCCGCAGCTTCCAGCAGAGCGTCTGTTCCGGCCTTCTCCACATCGGCCCCAGCCTTGTCCAGCTTTTTGACCAGACGTTCAATGCCGGTGAAGTCCAGGGTGAGCTTGTTCCGTTTTGCCACGTTACGCCCCTCCCTTGATCTCCCGGACCTTGAAGCGGAGGTATTGGTGCCGGAGCTCGATGTCCTCCGGTTCTCCCCACACCTCGTAGGTGTGGCCCTCTACCACAAGGCGGGAGCTGGATTTGATGTCGGGCCGATACCAGGTCTCGACAATGGCGGTGTTCTCCACGCCGACGATGCCGTTTTTCTCAACCTCCGTACCGCCGAAGGTTCGGAAGCTGACGAAGATCAATTCGCCTGCTCCGTACTCCCGTTTCCGCACTCCCTGAATCTCGTCGTATGTGACGTTATGCAGGGAGGCGGGAACGTTCAGCGGACCGCTCAGCTGGAAGCGGGGCATCTCAGCCCAGGGACAGCGTCATGGCCTCAATGGTCACAGCGCCGTTGCTCAGGGTGGCCTTGTAGAGGGAAATGCCATCGGGCTTGACGGCGGAAGCATCCACGGCCACGCCTGCCAGGGAGATGCCCTGAAAATCATAATCGGCGCAAAAGTAGACACTGTCGTCAGAGGCTCCGGCAGCGAAGTCCAGGCTCTTGACAGGCTGATTGGCAACGTAGTCGCCATCAGCATTCAGGACAAAGTTGCCATCAATGTCGTTCGGCTGCAGAATCAGGACAGCCTCGCCCATCATCGTCAGGATGGTGGCGATCATGGACAGGAAGTCGATTTTGGTGATCGGGACAATGCGGTTGGGATTGACCATTGTTTTTTCCTCCTTTTGTTCAGCTTGTTCAGCTCAGAGCGAGCTGGGAAGCACGCTGCATGAAGTATTCGCTCAGCTTCCCTTCGCCCGCTCCATAGTTCCAGAGGTCGGCAACGCCCCTGGCAACAAGTCCGCTGGTCTGCTTCGCAGCAGGGACGCCAGCCTCCCGGAGGAAGCTCTGCACCTCGTCAATGTAGATCAGCAGAGTTGCGTCCTGGTAGGTTCCGGTGATTCCAAGGGCTGTCTTGACGCTTTCGAGCATTGCCGTTCCTCCCTCCTGTTATTCTCCCTGGTCGGCGAGATGGGCCTCCAGGGCGGCGGCAACCTGGTCCACGGCCTCCGGGTTGGTCTGAGCGGTGAACTCACTCTCGTCGCCGCCAAGGGCAACGTAGATGCGTTTCAGAGCCTCAACTGTAGTCATGCCGCAGCCCTCCTTACGCCTTCTTAATCAGCCAGATGCCCATGGGGTTGAGCACCTTGCCGTCGACGACGGTCAGGGCCTTGGACACCCACTCGTTCCGCTCCTCGTCCATGTAGCGGCGCATGGTCATACCCAGCTGGGTGTTGACGGCGTACTCCTCCGGCTGCCAGTAGATGCCGATGACATCCCCGGAAACGGCGGAGTCGAAGTCGGGCAGGATGTCAGGCTCCACCAGGGAGATGTCCCGACCGAAGAAACGCCCGTTGGGGTTCAGAGCGTCTCCGTCGTTGACCTCCAGACCGGTGGCCTGCCGGAAGATGGGGTTGTTGTTGGAATCCGCCATGGTTTCCAGGTAGGCGTCCACGGTGCCCAGGGGGAAGATGAACTCGCCGGCCCGGTAGCCCAGGGGCAGCTTGGCGAAGAAGTTCTTGCGCCACTTGGTCCAGTCGGACAGCTCGGCGGCGGTAAAGGTTGCCACGTTCCCGGTGGCCAGGACGCGGGGGTCGTTCAGGATTCCGAGGGGCTGGCCAACGCCGGTGCCACGGACAATGCTCACGTCCATGGCCTGCAGGAAGGCGATCACCATCACCCGGACAATCTCCCGCTCGAAGATGTCCAGGGCAACGATGGAGGACAGCAGGGTCTGGCTCACCCGCAGCTCCAGGGTGTTGAAGCTGAACTCCACGTACTCGTTGATCTTGCCGCCATCCTGCCGGGGGCTGACGGTGGCCTCGGTGATCCACTTTGCGGTGGCCTGGAGGGAGGCGATGGGCACCTTGAGATTGCCCTGGATGTTGAGCTTCCGGACCTTGTTGTAGAGGTTGCCGTAACGCTTCCGGACCTCATTGATGAACTCATTGAGGACGGTGGTGGGGATGGTGGCCCCCAGGGTGGCGGTGTTGGCGGGCGTGCCGTCCCGCTTGGCGTACTTCTCAGGGATGGGGGTGCCGGTCTGGACGTAGCTCTTGAACGCCTGCCGGTATTCCAGGCTGGCGAAGGGGTCAGCGTTCTCCCGGTTCTCGCCGGCAGGCTTGACGGAGTAGGAGCCGACCACAGAGCCATTCACCAGCTTTGCGTCGGCGGGCGGGGTCTGCCGCTGCTCGGCCTTTTCCTCTGCGGCCTTCTTCTCGGCCTCCAGGATGGTGAT